TTGGTAATATATCATTATTAATTACAACATTAGCATCTCCTTGAACAACTGATCCTAAAGCAACACCTGCCGTTAATCCAATACCAACAACGGTAGCATCAGGAGAAGGATCCACTGTTCCTTCACCTATAGTCATAGCCATAGATACTTCTGCTTGACCCCATTCTTGATTACCCCAAGCTACTTGGCCTCCACCCCAACCTGGATCATCTACTGTATCTAATTCTACAGTAACAGAAACATCTACATCTGTTGATGCATTAGTTCCAATATTTAATTGTTGACCTGTTACAGAAACAGTTTCCCATAAACCAGAAGCTCCCCATTCTTCTTCACCAAAGAAATATCTACCCCAACCTTGTCGGTTATATGCATCTAAAGTACCTGTTGATAGATTTTGTTGTTGACCTGTAGCTATAGCATCTGGAGATGCATCTACTGTTCCTTCTGAAACAGTTAAATTTGGTAATGGATTTTGATCTAAAAATACTTCTGTAGCTATGATAATTTCAGTGTCACCTACAGATAAATTTTGTTGTTGACCAGATACGTCAACTTGTTGACCAATAGCAATATTAACAGTGGACTCTCCACCCCAACGTGAGTTGTAAGCTGACCATTCTAATTCACCCCAACCTACATCGGGATTAGTAATATCTATATTTTGTTGTAGTCCTGTAACAGGAACAGTGAATGCACTTTCACCCCAGTTTTCTGAACCCCAAAAATCAGAACCCCAACCTTCATTTGGATATGAATCTACGGAATTTAAGGCAATAGAAGTACTTAATCCTGTAACCTGTTCGGTTACATTATTTTGATCACCCCAATTACCTGCGTTCCAACTAAGTTCGCCCCAAGCGTTGGCCATAATAGGTTACCTCCCTATTACGCGTTACCAATTCTTAGAATCGCTGCTGAAGTTGTAAAGTTAGGAAACTGAATAGTAAATGTTCCTGAAGTTGCTGTTTTGTCTGCACCAAAATCTAATACTGCAACCGCCTTGTTAGACGATGACACATTATAAATTAATGCACCTCTAGCTGTCAACGTTACACCAGTAAAAGATAAATCAGCAAAGTCCACAATTGCAACACCTGATGCAACTGAAGTACTTGGATTTGGTTTTACTAGGTCTCCACCACCAATAGAATATTGACCACTACCAGCAACTTCGCCAGTAGATGTATATGCTGTAGTAGCAGAATTTAATGTTGCAGTAGAAGAATACAAAGCAAGTTTAAAACTATCACCACCAGAAAATTGAAACTTATGTTCACCTTCTAGTAATTCCTTTTTAAAACTGTTCGCAACCGCTTGTGTTATTGCCATGTTATTACTCCTTATTGTGTTTTAGGAAGACGGGGTGATCCACTTTGGTATTCATCTCGTCTTCTTCTTCCCATTTGCTCTACTGTAAATCCTTCGAGAGCCTGTTTATATTTTCCTTCGTAGAACTGGATCATATCAGGCGGTCCTTTTAAGAACCCGTAAGCCTCTACTAAACATGCATACAAAAGTCCGTTAGGGAATTCCTTACTTAAGTATGTTTGTGTATTACTACTAGATAAACCAGCAGGTTTCAAGATATAATTTAACTGCATGTTATAGTTTTGATCAGGTGTTGGGGCCAATATAATTGTATTTTCATCCCAATATGAATAATATTTTGGTAATCCTTGAACTCCAGTTGGATTATATTCAGATATAAAGTTGGTGTCTCTGTATTCTAGAAACGAGCGGCTAGAGTTATTTCCTCCACCTGTAGAATTAGTGATTTGCGCTGATCTAATAATTAATGTTTCATCATTTATTAAAGGTGTGTTTACATATCTTTGACCTGCAATAATATCAGCTTGTGCATAAGATCTATTATTATCAGAATCTACATCTCTTAAAATTCTAAATTCAGCGTCAGAAATAAAACCATCAACAATAGTTGATGAAAATACATTTGAATCTACTTCACAATAATCTCTAATCTTTGTAACTAATTCACTATAATTCATGGTGTTAATGTAGCCGGACCTGCCGTCACAAATGCTCCTCCAAATCTTCCTGATACAGTAGGTGTACTTCCTAAATCAAAAGTATAATTATCTGTACCTGTTACTGTTATACTAAATCCTGACGCATTTTCAAATAGTGTATATGATAATCCTCCTGGACTTCCATCAACATTTCTAAATACAACAATATTTCCTGTTGTTCTTCCGTGACTTGGTTCATATACATTTATTGTTGAACTTCCTGATGTGATAATAAAAGGATTACTAGGTAACAATGGATCTGTTTGTGGTTCAGTTCTATCTGGTCTAGCGTTTTTTAATCCTTGTGGATCAGCTGTATGTGGTTTTGGTTCTAATTGTGGTTGTTTAGGTTCAAATTCAGAAATATGTACTCTAGATCCATTCCATTCTTTTACCATTTCTTTATATGGAAATTCCATGCCTGATCTATCAGATATAAATTTTGAATGTTTTCCTGAAGCAGTATTAGACATTTGGATAATAAGTTTTAGGTGTTATGTATGAACTAGATGAAGAACCATCTTCAGCTAAAGCTCTTTGTAATTCATCTTCGTATAATAATTTTAATTCTTGTGTTCTTTGTGGAGCAAATTTTTGAGATAAATAATATGCAAGTCCCGACACCATACAAGGAACAAATCTATATGGAACATCAGTAGCATTAGTATAAACTCCAACATCTTGAATCCTTTTGACATAATAATAGTTAATTGTGTTTCCAGCTTCTGTGGAACCGGGCGTCAAATACAAAGTGATGGTAACTTTGTCAATAAATCTTTGAACAAAATATTGTGTTGGAGTACCTTCATCAGTTTTATTTGATAAAGCTTGATACTCTGATCTGTTTATTTTTGTTAATGGAAAATCAACACTTGAAGAATTTCTATAAGATGCTTCTAATACATCATCTACACCATAAACAGCTGTAGCATCAGAAGTGCCGTCATCGGTTGATCTATACATTGTATAAGTCGCTTGACCATCTACTAATGTAATTGAATTGTTTGCAACTTCCCAATAATGTAAACCTCTGTTAGCCCATTCTTGAAACATAATATTTAAAGAACGTCTTGCAGATTTTAAATTAAAACCTGCATTAGGTTGCATACCTATTCTTTCATAAGCATCTTCTATAATTTCATCAATCGCAAAAGTCTTATCAAAAGTATATGTTCCAGAAGTAGTGTTAGCCATTTAGCCTCCTACTTATCGTATACGACTGTTACTGTACCTACTAAATCAGTTACAAAAATTCCGTTTTCAAATAACACACCATCTTCTGGCATGTTAAATGCAAACACATCACCTGCCGGTGCATCTACTTGAAAGTAGTTTGAACCTGTTGTTCCGTTTAATAAAACAGCAGCTGCTGCAGTTGTAACATTTGGAGCTCCAAGAATAATTCCTCTTAATCTTGTTCTTCCTGCAAATACTAAACCGTCAGAGTCTTTTCGTGTTGCTTTAACATCTGATTTCATATTTTAATCTCCTAAAAATTTATAGGAGCCCCGAAGGGCTCCATTAATTATTTATTATGCTATTGTTCCACCGTTGTTTCCAGTCACAACCCAGCCGATTGTTGCATCGTAAACTAGTACACAACCTTGTCCAACAGTTCCTAAAGTGATTGTAGTACCACTTCCGAAAGTTGCTGGAGTAATTATTGCTGTATCACCTGCAGCACTTTCAGCAATGTATGTGAAAATTTTAACTTGACCTGCAGTTCCATTTGCAAGAGTTACAACATCACCTGTATTCTCACCAGTAATTGCAGTTGTTAGATTAGTTAAATCTGCTGCTCCTGCACCTGAAAGTGATTGAGTACCTGCTACAACAGCTTTGCCATAAGTAGCATCAGTCGTGATAACACCAGTAGTAGTGTTTTTAGTTATTGATTCAAAACCATTTTCCGATCGGACTGGTCCTGTAAATGTAGTATTTGCCATAATTATATCCTCCTAGTTTCCGAACATAGTCTCTAGGCCGTCGACTATACGCGTCTATGTTCTAATTAATTTGTATAGTGATTAATTTATATATGAAATTATTAAATAGTGCAAGAAATCCCTACAGCATTTTACTGCTTTTTAAAACACAGAGAATATAAACCCTAATTAACCAGCGTAAAGATGATTTTCACCATCTCTAGGATTCTTAGGACTCTCTTGTTTTGCTAGGATTTGTCTGATGACTTTTTTAATATCATCACCTAGCACTGACATTTCTGGTGTAATTAATCCGCCATTTTTAAGATATAACTCGTTCCATTGTGACTCGAGTTTAATCTTATGTGCGAACAACACCATGTTGTCCTGAGCCATTGTTAACCTCCTCATAGGTTATGTAGCATTTACGATTATCAAAAAAATCAAAATGCTCCCATACAATATCATTTTGTCCTATTTTGTCAAGGACTGCTTGTTCTACTCCTTGTATGGAATCTTCAGCTTCTATATCAAATTCTGCCATATAGCCATATGCTCTAATTTTTATTTTTAATTTCTTTCTTTGCATTTTTCCTTTCTATCAAAAAGAAAGGGCCCAATCAAGGGCCCTTCCAAAATAAATACTTAATTACAAGTATTATGCAGTTCCTGGTGAACCGAAGATACCTCTGAAATCAGAGAAACCAAAAGAGTATCTCTCTCTTGCTTTGTATCTTACGTTTCCAGTATCGAAGTCACCTTCCATTGCAGTTTTGATTGGTGATCTTACGAACATTTTCATACCATTAGGCACGTCTGTTTTGATAAAGAACGCGTCTGTGTCAGTAAGGAAATTGTTAACCACATAACCTTGTGGAACCATTCCCATGCTGTTTATAGCGTTGATATCATTGTCCGCAGTACCAACTCTTTGAGCAGATTTCATTAATCTTTCCGCTGTGAATTGTAATTCAGAAGGGATGATTAATTTTAATCCTCTCGCTGCAATTTTCAAACCTCTTTCATCTGTGAACGCTGCGATATCAATTAACGCTTGTTCTAATGAAGTTTCGTTTAAGTCTGCTGCTGTAGCTAACTCATTTGAAACTGTACCAGCGATTGTTGGGTGGTCAGTAGCGCAAAGCTCTTTTCCATCACCGCCAGCGAAGCTTGAATCAAATGCATTGTTTAATACATTTGCTGCTTTTACTTGTTTGGTATTCGCCATAGATCTTGCTAATGCTTTTGTATATCTAGACGCAAGTCTGTCATACAAGTTATCTTCAATCGCTTCTTCAGTGATTGAGAATGCAAGAGCAATTGTCTCGTGCGTGTATCTGCTTGTGAAAGTTTCTTGTGCATTGTCAAAAGTCACTCCAGAACCTTCTGGTTTAACTTGTGCATTGCCAAAGCCAGATAACATTACTTCTTCTTCAAAAGCTCTGTCAGATGACTCTGTGTCGAAAATTTCAGTATGCTGATTTTCATACCTTTTATACTCCAGACCGAATAAAGCATTCAAACCTGGTTCTAGTTCTTTGACTAGTTGTCCTCTACTTATCGCCATAGTTTATCTCCTTATACGCCTGTTGTAGCTTTTAAGTTATGTTCGTTAATGATTCCAACAACATTAACATTCGCTGCATAAGTTGTAGCGTTTGCTAATTGATTGTTTTCGTCATCTTTAGTAACTCCGATAACTTTGATTTGTTTTACATTAGTAGTCATACCTGATGCTGTAGTAACTTCAGTTTTAGATATGTAATTAGCTGATGAACCAGCTGCATATGCTAAATTTGCATTTAAGTTAATATCAGCGATAGCTAATGTACCACTAGATTGTATTTCGAACCTTTCATAAGGATCATCAGCTACAAATCCAACGATGTCTGTTGCAGCGTTAGATGCAGCTAAGTGATTAGCCCATGTAGGTTTCGAAGTGCTTGAATCAGTATAGAAAACACCGTTAAGCGAACCTAGTAAGTTGCCATCATCCGCACTATTTACACCAATGTAACCAGTTGCTAACATTTGCACTGGATCATTTTGGTAAATCGCAGAAGAATTGGCTGCAATACTATATTCACTTAAACCTTGGTTGTCTCTATTCTGACCAACTTTGCCGATTGCTCTCATTCCGAAAGCAGCGTCTTTGTTTGCCATAGTTTTTACTCCTAAGTTAAGTTTATATTAAGTATCACGGTAGTTGGTATTGCTAAAAATTACTTTTTAGTACCACCAAAAGTTACGCGACTCTGTCGATCACTATTGATCGGCATACTTGGGTGTTGTTCCTTCAAAAGATCGTTGTTAACTGCTTCATCTCTATCTTGGACTTGTTTTCTAAAATAAGCCTCACGAGATTTTGCGATCTCTTCCGGTATCCTAGCCAACACTAGGCCGCCTACTCCAATGACTCCTGCGTATTTGCCTTCCGCAACTTGTGGATAAGGATGTTCTGGGTATTGGTCCGCTCTTACGAGTTCCCATCCAGATCTTAACTTACCTGACATGTTCTTTGTATCGTCCATGCCCAAAGTTTCAGTTCTTATCCATCTGTGCCTAAAACCATCTGGCGCAGGTGGTGCATCTAAAGATGACGGTGGTGTCCATGTCTGAGGTCTAACTTCGTTAGATCTTGACTGGCTCGCACGAGGGGTCTTCATTTTATTTTCTTCGTTCATATGCTTAAACCTCCTTCATGTGTTTTTGTTTTGCATAATCTTTTAATGACACTCCTAATTTTTTGGCAATAGCAACTTCAGAAGGGGTGAGACTGATAGTTTTGCGACCACTTTTTGTGCTTCGCGTTGCCGACGCTACTGTTTGCACTGGCTTAGTCGTTTGAGCCGTTGTATCAGTAGTTGTAGCAAATTTATGCGGAAATTCAAGTCTTATTCTTTTATCAATTTCTGCATAATATTCATCACTATTAGCATCATAACCTTCAGCTTCTAGTTTATTATGAATGTCAAAAGCTGTGTAAGTCATAGCCGTATCTGTACCAAACCACTTATTTTTAGCTCCCCAAGCTTCTGCTCTAGGATCTACATTTTGTTGTTGTGGTTGCTGTTTTGTTTCAAAAGATGGTATTTCATCTTTTGTTTCAGCTTTTGGTGCTGATTCAGCCATAGCTTTAGCATCTGCAAGTCTAGATTCTTCATAACCTAATCTTGCAATTTCTTTACTTGCTTCTACTTCTGCTGCAACATCATCATTAGCTCTAGCTTGTGCTAATTTTGTTTGCGCTGCAAGTAATCCAGCTTTGATTGCTTCTTCTCTATCTTTAACTCCAGCTTGTTCAACTGAAGAATATTTTTTCTGAAGAGCTTCTCTCTGTTGTTTTTGCAATTTAGCATATTCAACAGCTTCATCTCTTTGTCTTTGTGCTTCTCTCCATTTACCGGTGAGTTTAGCTATTCTTCTTTGAACATCTTTACTGTAGTTTTCTAATTCTGTATCTTTCGCATCTTTCTGTTCTTCTTGCTCCTTGTCGCTAGCCTCTTGAGGCGCGGAGCTAGTGTCTTTTGTTTCTTCTACAGAAACATCATCCTCTTTGGTTTCAACTTGTTCTTCAGTTTGAGCTTCTAATTCAACTTCTTGCTCTGGACCTGAAGTATCTATATCCACCATAGGAACTTCTTTTTTGTTTTCTTCTTGCATAGTTTCCTCCTATGTTAAATGTAATGCAACACAGATTCTGGATCTTTAACAGTTCCAAGAACCTCGTCGTCGTTGAGAAGACGAACTTCACCGCCTTCTATTGGTAGTCTTGAACCAGCATATCTGGCAAAGATGACCCAATCTTTTTCTTTACACCAAGGACCTGTTTCAAATTTATCTTTGTCTTTATAACAAAGAGGTCCCATCTTTAAAACATAGCCGCAGTTTGTTACCATTCTAGCTTTGTCTAAAGATTCTTGTGAAAATATAATTCCACCTTTAGATTTTTCTTTTGGTGTAAAAGGTAAAACTAACATTCTCCATCCTGATGGTTCAGGTAATTGATCCATCATGGAACCAATATTAGTTTCATCTAATCTTTTATCTTCTTTTAATGATTCTAGTTTTTTTTCTTCTTGATATTTTTCATCAAGAGCTAGTCTCGTCTTCGGAATCTCTTTGCCCGAATCTGATGACGTTGTTTGGTCTTTCAGTATCATCTTTTTTATCCTCCTTTGGATTTAGCAGGTTTGATATTTCCTGGTCTATTATTTGTAAGGCATGTGATTGCCCTAACAGATATTTATATTTTTCCATATCTGTTACTCCACCAGCCATCATAGTGTCACCTATTTGCTGATAAGAATTTCTTATAATTTTTCTAAGTGTGGGTACGAATGTTTCTAGTGTATAATGTTCTGCCATTAGCAATTCCATTTTCTAAGACTCTTGTTAATCCTAGAATCGGGATCGCGTGCAGTTTTTGCAGAAGTTAATCTTTTCTTCATGCCTTTCATACGAGCGCAGAACGATTTTCTACGATTAGCAGCCTTAGAACCTTTCTTTAATTTTGAAGGTTTAGTTGTTACAGCTGTTTTTAATTTAGATCCAGGATTAGCAGCTCTATAAGATGCAACCCCTTTTCTATTCAAACCACCGCTAGGTGATTTTCCTTCTTTTCTTTGCCATGCAGCAGTTCTTGCCATTATTTTTTCTTTGCAGTTTTAGCTGATCTTTTTAATGCTTTATCAGACACAGTTCCTTTACCTGATTTGCTAGTGCCTCTTTTTTTAGCTCTATTCATGTAATAATACAAACCTTTTTTAACTGTTCTTCCGTCTTTTGTTTTATGATAACCTTTTTTCATTAATGTCTTGCTTTCCCCCATCCTTGTATTTGGATAGATTGTTTTTTACCTTTTGGATTACCTACAGTATCAACTGAATCATCAGCTTTAACTTCTACAGGTCCACCTGTAGCAAATACGCCTCTACCTTTTAAGACATCTGCTCTAGTTATTTTTCCATCTTTGTTTAAATCAGGAAAAGATTTCTTTTTATTTTTCATTTTTGAACTCCTTTTTACATCCACATTCGTGTTTACATAAACATGGTGTAATTTTTAACATTTTACACACAAAATAACAAACTTTATTGTAAATTTTAGTTATCATTTTTTACCTCCAAATTGTTTTAGTTCTGTAGCTTTAATTCCGTACACAGCTCCCACTACAGCTACCCAAAGTGAGATCAACCACCACGGCATATTCTGTAATTTTTCAAAATACAAGTCTAATTTAGCACTGATGTCTTCATCTTCTGCAAAAACACTGTATGCAAGCAAAAACAAAGGCGATGAGAGCGTTAATAAAATAAATTCGTCCTTCCAATCCCCTTTTTGAGCATCTAAAGCTTTACCTTGGTACTCAATTTCACCTTTTTTCATCTTTTCAGCATGAAAAATGGCTGCTTCAGACATTGCAACCTCTGCTTTTTTCTTATTTTTGTATATTTCAAGGCCTGCTTTTACTCCTTGGCCTAATAAACCCCATGGAATCATCTAAAAACCGTCCTTATTTTTTAATTCATGTTGTAAAACTGTTTTTTGTAATGAAGTATCAGCTCTTAAATGTGCTAATTCTTCATTTTGATCTAATTTTTGTTGATCAGTCATCTGATTCATCATAGATTTCATCTTATCTAAGTTTAATCTCTCTTCAGACTCTTTTTCTTTTCGATAATTTTCTTGTGCTCTTAGATCAAGTTCTCTTGCTCTTAGTTTTGCAATAGGATCATTGTCAAATTGTGAAGTAATTTCTTTTTCTTCCTTCATAAATTCTTCCATCATCTCTGCAATTAAAGTTGCTTTTCTAGATTCTATCTTTTCAGAAATCATTCTCACTTGCATTTGCATTCTTGGGTCTTGCATTGCTTGTGGATTTTGTTGCATAGCCATTAATTGTTGGATTTCAGTTTTAAATTCTACTTCAACTTGTTCTTGAGCCATCAAAGAAATATGTTCAAAACAATTTTTTTCTAACGCTGCCATAATTACAGGATTATTTCTAGCCATGTTTGTAGCCATAAAATTTAAGTGTGATGTAATATGCGCTCTGTGATCTTGACCTGGAAACGCTTGGAATGGTTTCCCTGCGAGAGCATCAATGTGCTCTAACGCAGGGTCCTTTGGTTGTGGGGGTAAAGGTTTAATTAAAATCTGCTCAATATCTTTTACACCTAATGCTTCATACATATGTCTGTAAGCATTATACATATTGTGAATACCTGGATTAGATTGAGCCAATTGCAGTTCCGTTTGCGCTAGGGAAATACGCTGTGTTTGAGAGAAAATATTTGGATCTGCAACTGGCAAGATATCTACACGGTCATCAAAGTCTTGTTGTTTAATAATTCTTTGACCACCAACCACATCGTAAGGGTATTCTTGAGGTAGATAAAGTTTAAACACTCTTGCAAGTAATTTAAATTCATTTTTCAATGCTGCATAAATTCTTTTGTGAATTGCAGACATTGTTCTTGATCCTCTTTCTAGCAACGCAACTGTCGTTCCCACCGCGGCTTGCTGATTCCCATCTCCCACTTGCAGGTCTGCTATTGAAGCAAATCTTTGTCCTGCAGTTACAACGACACCCATAAGCTGTAAGAGAGTTTGGCTCGGCTCTTTAAATGGTAACATCATAAATGAATCTCTGATGTTTCCTCCTGGTGCATCTACATCTCTAAATTCACCGGGTTGTATTGACTGAGCGTCATCTCTAATTCTTATACCTCGTTGTTTAAAACCAGCAGGTAAGTTTGATAATGTACCTGCATCAAGTAACTGTCTTAGGGCAGATGTAGCAGTTCTAGATAAACCACCAATCATGTGTATTAAACCAAAACCATAAAAACCTAAGCCTGGTAAAAATTTGAAATGTACAAAGTATTGTACTTTTGATCTTTTAGGATCATTTATTTCATAGTTTCTTTTAATAGATAAAACCTCTCTAGAATTTTCTTCTAACGTTACAATATATGGAAGTTTAATTCCTGTTGGTTCACCATCTTCTCCAACATCTTCAAAACCTTCTAAATCTAAATTAACATGACACTCTAATAAATTAAAAATATCTTCTTCTTTTGATTTTGATCTACCTTCAAGTTCGTGTTCTTTTCTTTCAACTTCATCTTCATTGAGTTGACCAGGTTTAATATCTATATCTCTATAGAAACCTGCAACTTGTTGTTTACGTAATTCATTTTCAGAAATTTTAATACGATGAATAATTGCTTCCGCATCATCTAATGAGGTAGCTGTATACGGAACAATTAAATCATCAGCGGGTACAAATTTTGATACCGCTCTTTGTAAAACTTCATCATAGTAAACTTTTTTAAATGATGATCCTGCCAGAGGTAAATAAAATAACATTTGATCAAACTCAGGTTCATATTCTTTCATTTGATCCATCAATTGATAGTTCATGAAATCTTTAACTCTTGTTGCTTGTTGAGTTTTTTCTGGAGAAGGTGTTCCTAAGATTTGAGTTCTTACTGGTCCATCAGCTGGGAGTAACTCTTTATATGCCAACGCTTGAAACTGAGTAACAGCTTCAGCAAGCACCGGATGAGTGGCACCCGAAGCACCCGAGAATGGTTCCGTCCTGTTTTCATATTTAAATCCTAACAGATCTAAACCTGTTTTGTAAGAGTTTTCCCATTCTTTTCTAGAATTTTTATAATCTTGATAATTTTGAAATAGGTCAGATGATAATGGTCCAAGAACATCGTCAGGTAAATGTTCAGCTAAATTATCATAATGATTTGGAGTTCCTTCAACAGATGCAACAGAAGGATCGTAATTAATATCTACCGATCCATCTTCATTCTCAGTAATCTCAACCGGATTACCTTGTTCATCTAACTCTTCTTTTTTTTCTAATTGAGCTTCCTCAATTTCAACATCAGAAGGTACATTAATTGTTTGCTCTACATTCGGTAGAGCCTTATCTACGTCTGCCATTATTTATTTTCTCCAGTTTTACAGTCTTAACAGTATTATACTTCAAATTCAACCCCTGTGGTTGTGGTCCACTCTTTGGTGGTGGTCCAGATTTTTTTCCATGTTTATAAGGTGTATTAGTCTTCATCAGCAAACTTTTTCATTTCTGCATGTACGTCATCATCAATACCAAAATCAACATCTTTTAATTTTCCATCTTCATCTGGTCTTACTGATACTTCTTCGTATTCAACAAAATCTGTTTCAGGGTCTTGTTTAACTTGCATTTCAAATTCTTCATAACCATACTCTCCTTTGTCTCTAACTCTTTTTAATCTATATCCACCTGTTCCTTCAAATAATTCATAGTCACCTAAATCATATCTAATAAATTCATCTGGACTATCCATTTTTCCAATAACCTTTGATGTACCCATCATTTTAATTTTATTAACTAAATTAATTAAATAGTCTGGCATTTGATCTGCTGATCTTGATATTGCTTCTAATACTTCAGGGGCTGCTTTAGTTGCCGGTTTAATAAACTTACCTAAAAAAGGTAATGCCGCTAATACAGTTCCACCTTGACCAACAAGTTTTAAAAATTTTCTTCGACCAATATCTTTTGGTTTACCACCTTCAGAAAGTTGTACTCGTCCACCATTTGCAAAACCAATATGATATGGTGTGCCGGTAGCTTCATAAAATTTTTGTTTAGCAAAATTAACAAGGCCAGCTCTACCTTCAGCTCTTGCTTTATTTTGTTCTTCTACTTTTTGTTGAACAATTTTCTTTTGTTCATCTAAATACATTTGTTCTTCAGGAGTAACTGTAGGTCTTTGCATTCTTGTTTCAGTTAATGGATCATCTATAGCTGCATCAAATGATGCTTGTGCATTTAATTTTTTTTGAATCTCTTGTGCATCTTCTGGTAAACGATTATATTCTCTAATCATGTTGTACACTGGATCAGCGCCAAAAAATCTAAATGCTGTTTCAGGCAAAGACTTACCTTCTGATAAAGCAACTCCAGTATCATAAATACCATAACCTGCTCCAGCTATTCCTAAAGTTTTTAATAATCCTTTTCCAATAGAACCTTTTGCAAAATCACCAATTGTACTTGAAATTAATTCTCCTGTTGCTTTAGCACCTGGAAACAATTCTGATTTTAATTCTTTAACCCCTAATGCAGCTTTTGCTTTTTGAATATCACCTTTGTAACTAGGTATACCTAAATCATTAGATGCTAATCCAGGAGTTACTTTTTTTGCAACATCTACAAATTTACTAACTGGATCTGGAGCTTGTTTATACCCTAAAGCTTTTGTTGGAAATGTTCCTTCAGGTACGTTAGGTCTAATTGTAACTCCTAATTCATCTGCTTTATCTAAAATATTAATAACTTTTGGATTTGTTGAATCAGGATTAGCTTCAATAAATTTCTCAGCCATTTCTTTAAATCCACCAGTTCTATTATACGGACCTAATATTAAATTTCTATTATATGGAAAGTCTTTCATCTTTCCTTTTTTATAAATATCTCTTTGATGTTCTATTTCAAAGATACCTCTATTTTGTATATCTTCTAAACTAGGTTTTACTTTTACAATGTTTCCTTGTTTATCAACTGTGGTAGATAATTGATCCATTAAAGCTTCATTCTTTAAAATTAAATCAGGGTTCTGTCTTATTTTTTCATTCAATTGTTTTGAAATTAAACTTTGTTGAAAATTTAAATATTTTTCATCAGGAGTCATTTTTATATCTTTTCCTAATTTTTCAACTCTACGTGTTCTTCTTCTCTCCGCTTTCTTTGCAAGGTATTCTGTTTTCTTTTCTGGGTCAGCTTCTCTTATTGCTTTTTGTTTTAATTTTTTTCGTCTTGAAATGTTTGCTTGATAAGCTTGAGTAAATCCATCACCCATTTCTGCTTTGACTAATTCTTTTGCTTTTTCAAAATTAGGAATTCTTCCAACTTCTTTTGCATTAAGATTTACTGGTGGTACATAATTTTTATCTGCCACCATTTCTTTAACAATAGTTATATAGTCTTCTAAAGGTAATTGAGATTGAATAGTTGTGCCTTTAGCAAACATTTGTCTCTCGCTGCTTGCTCCTGGTAACGAGGGGCTAGATTGTCTTGTTAGATATTTATATAAAGCTACGTTTTCAGATTTTGACATAGCTTATAATCCCATCAGATAGGCAAGTCCTCCACCTGCTTGTTTAGTTCTTGTTACGTTTTTAAGTGTATCTAAAACTTCATCGTGTCCCATTCCTTTTTCCAGCATTTTAAAAGCTTCATCTATTGTAGCTAATACTTCTGCTTTTCTTTGCATATTGTCATCAATTAAAATCTTATCAAGTAACTCATCTGTAATGCCTGGATATTTTTGTTTTAATTCTAATCGCTCCACCATTTTTGGTGCTAAACCTTTTGATACATTCATTTCAGCTTCAAGATCCATATTAGATAATTCTTCTATCTCATCTGTAGTCATTATTTTTTTATCACCAGACATTTCCATCTCTTCAAGTTTTTTTTCTAAAAATTCTCTTCTACCTTTTTCACCAGGTTGTGGATCTAATCTACCTGCTTTGTAATCTGTATACATTGCAGCTTCATATTCTTCTCGTCTTTTCAAAGCGTTCTCTGCTTCTTCTAATGTGCCTGAAGACATCCAAGTTTCACTATCTCCTAACTCTTCTTCATACATTTTAATTTCTTCATCAGTTAATGGACGTTTAGGATTTTCTAATTCATCAGCAGTTTTAATTGTGCCTTTACCAAATTTTTTATTTATTGCTCTATATAATTTTTGAATACCTTTTGGTAAACTTCCGTAAGCAAAACCAACTCTACCCCCTGTTGCAAATTCATCAGGTGTTTCATCTTCAGATTTTTTTAAAAGCGCTGCCATCTCTTCATCTGACATTGCTCCTGGATCAGGTTCGTATTTAGCTTTTGGTTTAATATCAAAAAGTTTATTTTTATTTAAAATATTATCTATCTCTTTGAAATCACCAGCTCTATTTAATTGATCTGCAATTTCATCTAAATCTTGTAAAGCATCTTCTCCAAATCTTTTTCTAAATACTTCTATTGGATCAACACCTCCTTGATATCCTTTTGCAATTGCATCTCTTTCAGTTGCATCAGGTATGTCAATCTCACCTGCATCTAATTTTTTTCTAAGTATTTGTCTTGCTGCAGTTCTTACAATTCCAACTTTAGGATCTAAAGGTCCACCTGATCTGTATGGATTGTTTAATACTAATTCTTCAAAAGCTTTTGATGGTGATTCTTTCATCATCTTATCTAATTCATCTTTTTCTTTTCTTAATTTTTGAACCCCTCTTAAAACATTTCCAAGTGGAGAGTCAGGACTTACGTCTGAAGGTAATCCTTCCTTTGCTGCTAGCTGCGCGATGCCAGATTCTGACATAGGTTGTTTAGTTCCAAACTCTATAACTTCAGCTGACGGTGGATTTATTCTATTATCAATTCTTCTTAAGTTACCAGTGAGTGTTAAAATTTCCTGGTCATTCATTTTAGGAACATCAGGAATTAATTTCTCCGCATCTTCATAAGCTTTTTTAACTGCTGCATCTGAAGCAGCATCAATATTTAATTCATTAGTTACAAATCTTTTTGTATCTTTATCAGGTAAAGTAATAACATTAGTTCTTGTGCCAATAGTTTTTGATATTGCTTTTTTACCATAAAGCTTTTGAATTAATTTTAAAAGTTCTGCTATGCCCTTCATTTTTTACCTTTTAATTTTTTTAAATACTGTTCTGTTTTTTCTTTACCGGGAGTGGGTTTAATTTTGACAGGGGTAGTTGGATCTTTTTTAAGAGCCTTAAATGCTTTTCCAAATCCTCTTTTTGCAATTCCAAACATTAATAATAAACCCTTTTAGTTTCAGGTAATGGTTCATCCAGATAATCTTCTGGGTGTTCCAAGAACCCGCCTTGTCTAAACCTCATTACAGCTTGTGTCATACTATCAACTAAGTCGTCGTGGTCACCATAAGGAAAAGCTGCACATTCCTCAATAACCTCTTGGGCAAACTGCTGATCAGTAGGAGCCCAAATACAACCGCTCTCAAAGAGCGGCGAAACTGCGTTGACCCTCGAATGTTTATCGTTACCTTTTGAGGGAGTGTAATTTATAACAGGGATCCCCATTTTTCGCAACTCATAAGTTAATGGTAGGCCAGATGCCTTACCTTCAATAATAACTGTCTCAGGATCCCAATATTTATATTGTTCCAGTGCGACCCTACGAAGTTCAGGGAACTCTAATCTATCTTTTATTGCATCTAATAATATTAATTGTGGGCCACTATCTTCGTTTTTATAAAATACTCCCCAAGTTGTAATAGCACTATAGTCAGCAGTTTCTTTTTTCATAAACGCTGTATCGTAAGATTGTATAACATGATTCAAGTGTGGAGGTTGATCTCCTTCCCATTTTTGCCACCATTCTCTTTTGATCAAAGCTCCTTCTTCAGAAGTTGGATTTTGCATCCACTGTGCATTCCACTTACCAATTGATAATGAAGCTTTAACTCCTTCTAATTCATCGAGCTTCCAGAACTCTGGCCATACTGGTTCACCGCTTGGCATGATTGCAGGGAACTCAATTATTTCCCATTGATCAGCTTTTGATTCTTTTTGAGCTTGTAATAATTTACCGGTCAAATCTTTTGTATTCCATCTTGTCATAACCAAAACAATTGTTCCACCCGGTTGAAGACGTTGTCGTGGACCTGACGTATACCATTCGTATGCACGTTCAAGAGCATCTACATTCAATGCATCTTGCTCAGAATGTGGGTCATCAATGATAAGCAAGTTTGCACCACGACCTGTAATTGCTGATCCAACACCAGCAGCAAAATATTCACCACCTTGTTCTGTTTCCCATTTACCAGCAGCTTGTGAGTCTTGTCTTAATCTTGTATTGAAAATTTCTTTGTACTCTTCTGTATCCATGAGTGTTTTAGCTTTACGACCAAATCTTACAGCGAGTTCAGTTGTGTGTGTTGATTGAATTATTTTTAGTTTCGGGTCTCTACCAATCATCCAGGCGGGGAGCAAGAAAGAACTAAATTCAGACTTCGTATGTCTTGGTGGCATATTGATAATAACTCTTTTCAATTCACCTTTTGCAATACGATTAAATTTGTCAGCTATTTTTTTATGATGAGATCCTTCTATAAATTCTGGCCACATGTGTTTTACAAAAGCCATAAAATCATTTTGAATTTTATCACGCTTTTTAATATCATCATACTTAACAAGAGTTTGCATAAACTCTTTTCTGATGTCAGGTGGTAATCTTTTTATCTTTTCTAAATCTATGTCCATTTCGAAAATTTTTTCTGCAAAATTTTTTAGGTTTAATTTTGGAACCTTATAAGTTTTTACAGCCTATAAATGGATAAATCAAGGCATAAAGGGTAAACTCTGGGACCCCTTTTTATATTAAATGTTTTTGTTATTGTGGAAGTTTCGAATTTTGGGATTGGCGTGGTACCTCTATCGGTACCACGCTACTAGTTACTAGTCTAACAGAACCATGTATTGTTTTGCAAAGTGTTTCATGAACCAGTCTAAACCTTTACGCACTTTAGCATAGTCACCTAATAACTCTGCTCCTAGTATCGCGTCACGAACAGCCTTAGCAAACTGCGGGAGAGTTGTACTCTCTCCGCTGAAATGATTAGCCGCCTCTACCTCTTTGTCATTTAAAAACTCTGGGTAGATTTCAAATGGCATCTTAATTGTTTTGCCATTGTATTCTATTGATTGTTTTAGTTCCATAATGATTGCTCCACTCCGCCGTTAGTTGCTTTGTTTAATGCCTCAAGATATTCTGTCTCTGTCATCTTAAGATACTTTAAACAAAACTCATGTTTAACTGATTGAACTTGTCCAGGTTTTCTAAGATAGTCAACTGCATTATCTAACAGTTCCTGTCTTCTAGAACCACCTGGTAAGAACTCTGGTTTTAATGTTTTTGCTTTTGTCATATTATTCCTTTCTGTTATGTGTAGGATAATATATTATCCTACACTATTGTCAACAGACTAATTAAGAATTATCCACAGTTATTATCCTAGTATTAGTATAGGTATGTCCCCAATTAGTAGTGTGAGTTGTTTTCTCAACTCTTTCAATCGGTGTTTCTAGCGGCTCGCGTCTAGGTGCAATCGCAATGACTTGTTCAATATATTTATTTGCAAAGTCATTATAACAACCATTACTACAAAAATAAGAATACATATTTAAATATTCTGGATTAAATTGTATCTTACGAGTTCTTAGGACCTTGTTACCTTTACTACCTCGCACCCTGTCAACTGTGTGATTTAAATGGCAACTTGGACCATGGCACCAAACATGTGAGGTCATACAAATAACCCCACATATACTACTGCAACACATACAGTTAAAATTATTAATGCGTCCATGTTAGTACCTCACTTTCCAACTGCCTTTTGCAGTTCTATATCCTTGTCTATCTAAATCAAAATAAGTAATTAATGCATTACCTAATTTGCTTGTCCAATATCTACACTTGTCATCAAACTTGCCAAACCTTGTCACAGTTTCGCCATTTGATTTTTTGTAAGTTATTCTAAATGTTTTATCTTTTATCATATTATACCTTTCTGTTATATAGGGGATAATATAGGAATATTATCCCCCTGTCAATCAATTAATTCATTGATTGTTCATATTGTT